TTTCTTGAAAATTTCATTGATCTTAGTAACAAAACTATCAACAGTCATGGTTCCAGTTACGCCTGGAATCCGTGATTTCGCAGTTAACCCGCCCCTTGGTGTAACAGTAATGGTTCTGCGAACCTCATTACCATCTTTCTTAATAATCGGTTTACCATCGTCACCCACCATTAGGTCGATTTCAATAAATCCAATTAGATCAGCCCAAGAAGTAACCCATTCAGACATGGCTTTATCAGCCCGAACTCCGAAGCTAGCGTATTCACCTCTTGTTGGATCATTAACTGATTTAACAGTACTGTGACACAAGAAGTAAACACCTAAATCCTTCTTAGCATTTAAGCTATTAATCAGTAGAGACATCTGAGTAACAGACTCTACTAAGCCTTTACCATACCCACCGCAAGCTAGCACGATTGATGATGCTCCAGAGGTTTGGCAGATGTGCTGATGCAACAATCTTTCCAAAGCAGTAAGAGAATCGATGACAATGTTTTCATAAGCAAAGTCTGGAGATGTTACGATCTCTTTGACCGTAGCTACAAATTCTGCCCATGTTTTGATTGCCACGCAATCAATGTCTATGCCTGAGATGCCACCCTCGACATCGATAAACAAAGCTTTTGTAAGCTTACTGCCCATCGTAGATTTACCCGAACCTTCAGCCCCGAAAACAACTGCTTTCGGTTTGTTAAGCTGGCCAAAACCAACAGGCTTCCCAATCTTCATGTTAACCCCTTCCTTTAAAAGTAACTTCAAGCTCATACTTTTTGAGTCCGTGATACAACGATATCACTTTGACTGATTCAACATTTGCACCAAATTGGGTGCGTAGTCCAATCCTTACAATTTCTTCAAGCTGCTCATTTGATAATTCAATAGAAACAACTGTGTTTAAATCGCCCATTTTCATTCGCACCTTTAGAATAGTGTCAGAATATGACCCTCTTCCTGATGTAATATCATCTATTGAAATAATGCTCATCATCTTATTTTGGCCAATAGCATGGGTGCTAATGCCGTTAAACAAAAGAAACTTTAAAAGTTGCTCATCAGCGTTAACAACACCTGTTATGGTTAGCGGTTCCACAGATGCATCGTCATTAAGATTGCATGGTGGCGAAAAACTCGGAGCAACTATCTTCATCAACTCTCGATCAATCATGGTAATTTCATCTTCCATGACATTCCCCTTTCTAAAAAAAAGTAAAAAATAACTAGCGGTGTGTGTTACTAATTGGCCTCGGTAAGAACCAATGTCTTTTTAGGGTTCACAACAAGCTTACCCATATGACCACCGCTAGTAATCATCATCATCCAGATGTATCTCACCATCTGAACAAGATTCGGTTTCTGCCTTGGCAGCATTTTTTTTGTCTCTTGGAATTATTGGGATCGTATTATCACCTGAGTGATAAAGATCAATTCCGTAATACAATCTAGCTTCCAAGACAATTATTTTTTCTGTGCTTCCAGGGGGATGTGGACAAAAGCTTGCAGCTTCGTCATAGGATAGCAATTTATGTTTCTGCTTCTTAGGCATCGTGCCAACTCCAAACTCAGTTCCACTCCCACCACATCGTCTATCCTACGATCCGTTAAATTAAAAGTCAAACCAAAAACAGAAAAAAACAGAAAATAAAAGAAAATAAAAGAATCTATGGTAATTAATAATATTTGTGATAGGATAACAATGTTGGAAACTTTAACCTTTTGAAAGGGGTGTTTTATGTGGTACGCAATCCACGATAATCTTCTCGCTCTAGCTCGTTGGCTAAAGGAAGAAGGTCAATGGGATGGTGCTGGAGGTGTTGGCAATTTGATTTATTATTTTGAAAAGCCTTGGAAATATGATGCTGAATGGAATGCTTATCAAGCATCACTAATAAAGGAGAAGGAAAATGCCAAAAAAACACGGGTCTAAGAAAGACAGGCAAAAACTCACGGTAGTTTTTCGACCTAATTCTGATTTAAAAGAGCAGCTAAATTACTTGGCACTTAGCCAAAACAGAACTATGAATGGTCAAGTTCTGGATATCCTTGAGAAATTTTTTAAAGAAAGAGCAATCTAATGTTTCCTATCGAATATGTGTCTCACTCCCGCCTCGAATTGTTTAGAAAATCACCTGTTCTGTATAAGAAGACTTATATAGACAAGGTTGTGGTTCGTGATCCTTCTCCAGCAATGATCCTTGGATCTTTAGTTCATGCAATGTTGCTTGAACCAGCTACAGTTAGTGAACGCTTTGCGGTTGCTCCTGTCTGCGATAAAAGGACTAAGATTGGTAAAGAGACTTGGGATAACTTCAAAACATCTTTAGCAGATGGGGTTGAAATCATAACCCATGATGATGTCGAGCAAGCTAATAAAATGATTGCTGCAATTGCAGAAAATTCTGCATCACAGTATTTTAATTCGCCATCAATTATTCGTGAAAGCGAAATCCTGACAACGATTGAATTTGATGGGCAACCATTGCAAATCAAGTTTATACCTGATATGTATTGCCCAGAGCGTGGACTTCTTGTTGATCTAAAAACAGTTGGTTCTTATGATCCAATGGATTGGGCAAAGGAATGTGTATTTAACGGATACCTTCGCCAGATGGCTTTGTATCGATTCTGCCTGAGATCAATGCACATCCCAATTAACGATGTTTACCATATCATCGTTGATAAAAATGAGTATCCTTCTTGCATGATCTGCCAGTTTGATTCGAGTGATTTGGATCGGGCAGAGAACCAAGTTTTTGAAGCGATTCGTAAGTACCTCGCTGCCCATCAGACTGGTGTATTCGTGCCTGAGTATTATGGCATTGTGCCAAAGATTACTGCACCCGCTTGGTCATGGAGATAATATGCCAGTAGATCCTATATTGTTTACCCTTCCTCCATCAGCTAACGCCTGTTGGAGGAATTTTAAAGGCAGGGTTATCCTTAGTGAAAAGTATCGCCAATGGCGTGAAGAAAACCTTCATCATGTCGATGATCGAAATAAGATAGAAGCCTGTTTGTTTCCAGTCGATGTACTAATTATGGTGTACCCTGGAAAAAATTGGAGAAAATCTGATCTGGATAACCGCATTAAGCCGATATTAGATCAGCTTCAACATTGCGGGTATTTGCTTGGTGATGATACTGATTGTGTTAAATCCATCACTATTAAACTAGGCCAAAAGCTTAAAAATGACGATGATTCTTATGTGGCAATTGAGCTTACCAAAAACTGAAAGGAAAGGGTATAATGTCCGTTAATAAAGATTTGGGGAATGGAAGCCCAGAGGATAACAAAATGGCAAAAATATCGAAAGTTGCAGCAGTTCAAACCTGTGCTAGAAGAGCTTGCTTTATTGCAAGGGAACTTACAGGTCTTGAAATAATGCCTGACGAGATGTTTGCTGCTGCCTCCGAAGCTTTGGCTAATTTATCGGTGCTTTGGGAAGATTCCGAAGTAGCTAAACGCAAGCCAGATTCCTACATTAATTTCGCTGCTTGTATGGCTTGCTGCGAATGGTCTAAGTCTGTCAGGAAGGTTGACAGTAACGAGCCTTACGAGCTTAATAAAAAGCGTATTGCTGAACTTCTTGAAGAGGTTGCAGAAATTGTAGATGGTTTGTTTCCTGGGTTGATGGCATCCAAAGGATGTGAACAGGCTATCTATGATGGTGTGAGTGTGACAGTCAATGGAATTGAGGCAAGTGGTTGGAGATGGACTCAGAAGTTAAATGAGCGAATTGTTATACTTATGAGTTTGTATCCTATACTAAAATTCCAATCCGCAAATAGTTCTAAACTTTTGGAAATTGCAGAAGAATTAGTTAGAAAGAAAGGGGAATAGTTATGCCAGTATATATCGGGGATGAATTGTATTTGACTAGCCCAGAAGCCCAGTTGGTTATGGGTGTTAAAGCTGGATTGATTGCTCATTATTTCTACCGAAATGAATTCCGTGGGGTGATTGATATGAGTGATCAAAAGCCTCTTATGGATGCGATCAAGCTTGTTGGAATTGAAATCGATCCAGTTGAACTGGAGAAGTTTCATAAAAAAAGCAAGAGTCATTTTCTCGTACCCATGTCTTCCGTATTAGCTAAGATGATGCGAAGGGAAACAAGAAAAATAACAGCAAAAGAAAAAAGAATTGCTGTTGCGTTAAAGAGAGAAGAGAAAGCTAAAGAAAGACAGTTGATTGATGAAAAGGTTAAGGAAGCTGTCTTAGAGCAGATTAACATGAGAAGAGAAATGGAAGGTGTTTCTAATGCTGAATCAAATGGATAACAAGTATTTTTTGAAAGATCCATCTGTAATTTCTTTTAGCGGTGGTAGGACATCTGGATTCATGTTGGCTAAAGTTCTGGAGGCACATGAAGGTGTGCTTCCAGAGCATATTAAAGTTGTTTTTTGTAACACAGGTTTGGAACATCCAAAGACTTTGGATTTTGTTCAAAAGTGTTCTGAAGAATGGAAGATAGATATAGTTTGGTTGGAATATGTTGGTAGAAAATTAGACCCAAGATACAAAATAACTAATCATAAAGATGCTTCAAGAAACGGAGAACCATTTGGGATTCTTATTGATGAGCGACAGTATCTTCCTAATCCTGTTGCCAGGTTTTGCACAGTCGAATTAAAAATAAGATTGCTGGATCGATATATGAAAGATGTTTACGGCAAACTTTTTCATAAGCATAATCAACTTATTGGATTGCGATACGATGAGCCAAGAAGGGTGGCAAACATAAAAAAAAACACTAGGAGAAATCCAGCGTTAACACCTATGTTTGATGCTCGACATACATTGCCAGATGTTATGAGTTTCTGGGGTAAACAATCTTTTGATTTAGATATTCCTCAACATCAAGGCAATTGTCAGGGTTGTTTTTTGAAGTCTCGATATCGATTGGATTTGGTTGCAAAAGAAACTCCCGAAGCTTTGGATTGGTGGATCGAACAAGAGAAAAAAATGATTGGTAGTGCTGTAGCTAGGCAGCATACATTCCGAAAAGATCGACCAAGCTATGAAAATGTAATGAAACAATCTAGAATGCAACTTCCAATGTTTCCAGATTTTGATGATACTGTTTCTTGTCATTGTACTGATTGAAAGGAAAAATAAGTGATTGAATTAATTATTGCTCCATTGGTTTTTGGTCTTTTAGGTGGTCTTGCCGTTTCTTTTTTAAGGGAAAAATTTAATGGATAGATATCTTTTAAGTGAATTCTTCTCACGCTGTACTGAACACATTGTTGAAAGAGCTAATCAATACGATGCTCCAGAGCTTAATTTGAAGCGTATTGCTGATGCTTGGACTAACTTCTTAAAGCGTGAGGTTAGTGCATATGAGGTGGCAGTAATGATGGCCCTGCTTAAGCTTTGCAGACTTTCTCAGGGGTATCATCAAGATACCCTCGAAGATGCTGCTGCTTACATTGCGTTAGCAGAACTTCTTAAAGGTACTGATGATGATTCAGCTTTAACCGATGATAATAAACTTCACGATTTATGATCCTAATACCGCATGGCGAATGCCTTGTTTTATGACCATTTTCGTATGATCACGAAACAGATTTCGGGATCAAATTTTTCCTTAGTTCACGCAAATGCGTTTCCCTTAACTAAGAGCAATCCTTAGTTCATGTTGCTGAATGTTTTGCCGTGATTCATTTTCGTTTACCCACCTGTTTAAAGAGGGTCTTAAGGTTTTTGATTAAATCCTTTGT